CCCGACTAGAATCTGAGGCTTGCGATTCAAACGAATAGAAGGGTGGGTTGCTATGAGCAACAACTACTGGGATGAAGACGAAGACGACCTAGATACCGAAACCGAAGTGCAGATGGATGGAAGTGACTTACTTAAAAAGTTACGGAAAGCCAAGCGCAACGATGAGAAGCGTATTAAGGAACTCACTGAGCAACTTGAGGGATTATCCAAGTCGCAGCGTGAGCGTACAGTCAAAGAGGTCCTAGAACAGAAGGGTGTCAATCCAAAGGCACAACGATTAATCCTAAAAGACTTGGATGATATTACCGAAGAGTCAGTTAATAACTGGCTTGAAGATAATGGAGACTTGTTTGGATTAATCAAGCCAGAGGTAAACGAAGAGAAAGAACTAAATCGAGCAGCCTTAAGGCAGCAAGATGTAGTTACTCAACTTGGTACGTCCCCTGACCGAGCAGAAGATTTATTGAGTCGAATTAATAATGCGGCTTCCGCAGAAGAACTTAACTCAATCATCTACTCTCAACAATAATTTACATAGTAATTTCACAACTCACCTAGGAGGTGAACAACAATGGCTAATGCATATACATCCTCTACTGGCAATCTCGCTGGTACCGCTGGTGCTGCAGGTCTCGTCCAAAAGGCGTATGACCGACTATTAGACTTTGCGTTGCGTTCAGAACCCCTAATTCGTAGTGTCGCTGATAAGAAGCCCACTAAGTTAGCAAACCCTGGCTCAACCGTAGTTCTACAACTATACGCAGATTTGTCTGAACAGACAACTGCTCTGACAGAATCAACTGAGCGTGACTCAGTACAGATTGCTGCTCCAACATCAGTTACTATTACTCTTGCTGAGTACGGTAACTCTGTTCTTGTTACACGTGCTTTGGAACTATTCAGCCTTGCTGATGTAGACCCAGCAATTGCTAACATCATCGCTTTCAACCTTGCAGGTTCAATTGATACAGTTGCACAGACTGAACTTCGTGGTGGTACAAACATCATCTACGGTGGTACACGTACTAACACAGTAACAATTGCTGCTACAGATACAATCACTTCTGCTAACATCCGTAAGGCTGTTGCTAAGTTGCGTTCAGGTCTGTCAGTACCTCGTAAGGGTTCAATGTACTGGTGTGGTATTCACCCAGAAGTTTCACACGACCTTCGTGCTGAGACTGGTGCTGGTGGGTGGCGTTTGCCTCACGAGTACAACTCAAATGACAACATTTGGGCTGGAGAAATTGGTTCATATGAAGGAGCCTACTTCGTAGAGTCTGCTCGTATGTACAACGATACTGACGGTGCTTCAAGTGCCAAGGTATACCGCACAATTCTTGCTGGTAAGGAAGCAATGGCTGAAGCCGTTGCTGAAGAGCCACATGTAGTTATCGGTCCAGTTATTGACCAGTTGATGCGTTTCCGCCCAATGGGTTGGTACGGCGTACTAGGCTTCAAGCGTTACCGCGAAGCAGCCCTGTATCGTATTCTTAACGGTTCATCAGTCGCTTAATTGATTGACTGAGGGGCAGGGGAAACCCTGCCTCTTGGTAAATTCATTAGGGAGAACAATGGCAACGTACACACTCGTAACACCAACCTTGGAACAAGGACATATTGGTATGCACCGTTTGTTCACGCACTTTAAACAACGCACAAAGAGTTATACTATCATCTTAGATGCTGGTGTTTACTCGCTTATACAGTATCCAACCGAAGATGAGTTAGCAACTTACACTGCTTACTATATGGGTGGATGTCAACATACTGGAATTAGTGATGCTATTAGAACAGCAATGATTGCTGATGGCATTGTAACTTCAGCCAACTTTACGGTGGAATAATGGGACTACATCAAAGACAGACACATCCAGAATATGTAGAAGGTTGCTTTGGATGCAAGATACAACTTCTAGAATTATCTACTGGTGATGCTAGAGGTGATGTCATAGCAAGTGGTACTACCCAGAAGAAGTGGAACTCCGAACTCGAAGCATATCGTAGTGCTAGAGCACAAGGTATTCAACCTAATGGTACAAAGATAAAACAAATACAGGCAGCACACGAAGCATCTGAAAAGATAGGTGCAGCCTATGATGGTAACACAATGATACAAGCAAAGAAGATAGACAAACCAACAGCCACAGTAATGCGAGAACTCAAGGAAGCAGGAATATAATGCCAATGGTCGGAAAAATGTCATTCCCATACACAGCAGCAGGCGAGATGGCTGCAAAGAAAACAGCAAAGAAGACTGGTAAGAAAGTAGTTAAGAAGCCTATGAAGAAGATGGGCAAGAAGAAGTAATGGCTACTCCTAAACCTAAAGTAACTCCTAAGGCTAAACCACTTACAGGTGCAGCAGCAGCAGAAGAATATCGAAAGCAAGTTTCAAAAGCAGGCGTTAAGAAGGCTGAAGCAAATGCTAAAAAAGCCATTGACAAGAAGTATCCAGGACTAATTAAAAAGAGTTCTAATCCACTTCCAAAGTTAACGGCACGCGGAACTAGATAATAAGGTAGGGGACAATGGCTAAACAAAAGAAAGAAACCTTAGCAGTCGCTTGGTGCGACAATGGTATGGTAGATGGCAAGTTTATGGAAGGTGTCGTAGACACCCTGATAAACTCAGGCGTAGAGTTCTGTGGGTCATTAAGAGCCCACGGTAATCAGATAGCACAACAGCGAGAGATGTTAGTCAATCGCTGGTATGACAATAATAAATCTGATTGGTTACTCTGGCTTGACTCGGACATTATGATTACTCCAGAGAAGTTTCTTAAACTTTGGAATCGTAGAGATGCCGTAGATATTCCATTGCTTACTGGTGTTTACTTTACAAGTAACGAACCAGAGCAACCATTAATGAAACCTCTAGCAACTGTCTATGAGTTTGCTGAGGCAGAGTTTGGTATTGGGATTAGACGACTAGACCCACTACCTAAGAATGCCTTTATCAAAGTAAGTGCTGCAGGTATGGGCTTTTGCCTAATGCATCGCAGTGTAATAACAAGAATTAAAGAAGCATTACCAGGAGTTCCGTTCTTTACAGAAGTGGGTGCTAACAAGCAGTTCACGGGTGAAGACATTTACTTCTTTGCAGTAGTCAACAAGGCAGAGATTCCTCTGTGGTGTGATACCGCTGCAACTGTAGGACATATGAAGCGATTCAATATGGACGAGAACTACTACGATGCTTTTGGTAGAGGTAAGGGTTATGCAGACTAAATATCCTAACTGGTTTGAGATGACTGCAAAAGAAAACTTTGAGTCACAACTACTACCGCTTGCTGGTAAGTTTAATCTTAGGTTCTTACAGATTGGCGCCTTTACGGGCGATGCAACTGTATGGCTGGTAGATAACGTACTTGTTACAAAGAACTCTGTGCTAGAAGATGTAGACATCTGGACTGGCTCAGACGAAGAAGAGCATAAGGATATGGACTGGCTAGACGTTGAGCGTGTATACGATTCACGGATTGCCTTTCGGCCTAATGTGATTAAGTACAAGATGGATAGCAAAGAGTTCCTTCGCTCTATTGAGGAACCAACCTATGACTTTATTTACATTGATGGAGACCATACAGCAGAAGGTGTACTACAAGATGCCGTGCTTGCTTGGAGATTACTCAAGCCAGGTGGGATTATGGCATTCGATGACTACCTATGGGAAGACCCTAGAGGTATCGAGTTCCAGCCAGGCTGGTCAATAGATACCTTTGTAGGAGCAGTCAAGGACAAATCAGAAGTTCTATTATCAAACTCACAAGTATGGCTAAGGAAAAACAATGACAGCAGCCTGGACACGTAAAGAGGGCAAGAACCCTGCTGGTGGACTCAATGCCAAGGGCAGGGCATCTTATAAGGGTGGCACCCTCAAAGCCCCTGTAAAGGCTGGAGACAACCCACGTAGGGCATCCTTCCTAGCCCGTATGGGTGGAATGCCAGGACCAGAGCGCAAGCCTGACGGCTCGCCAACAAGATTACTCCTATCGCTTAATGCGTGGGGAGCAAGTTCTAAGGCTGATGCCAAGCGTAAGGCTGCAGCAATCTCTAAGAGAAACAAGGGTAAAAAATAATGGCAGGAACAGCGGGTAGTAGTTTAACAGCAGAATTAAATCGTCTTGCTAGTACAACTGGCAAGGCTGCACAAGGTGCTGCCAATGTCTACGCTGGCACAACTGGCTTAGGTCTAAACGCAGCCCTTAATAAAAAGGCTGATGCTAACCGTCAACCCTCGGCATACAAAGGACTCAACGCTATCTGCAATGAACTTGCTGGTACTACTGGTAAATCCGCAAGCGATGCATTAAGGACTCTATAGTGACTACATTATTAAATATGATTGATGAAGTGTCAATGAACCTTTCAGGTTATACACTTCAACAGGACCGTGCTACGCACATTACGGCAGATGTTGCTGCAACTGCTTCAACTATTGCTGCTCCAATTACCTTATCACTTGCATCTACTGACAGCGTAGGTAAAGGTATTGTTGAGATTGATGAAGAACTATTTTACGTAGATAACTATGACCGAGTTGGTAACACTGCAACTATTGCTCCTTATGGTCGAGCATACATAGGCACTACTCTTGCTGCACACACAGCAGGTACTAAGGTTACTATTGCACCTACCTTCCCACGCTTTACAATTAAGCGAGCAATCAACGATACTATCAGCGCGATTGGCTCATCTATCTTTGCAGCCAACACAACTACAATTACATCTAACTCTGCAGTCTCAGCCTTTAGGTTGCCTGCTGTTGGCACTACCCTAAACATTCGTAACATTCTTGCTATTGCATATCAAGCCCTAGGCTCAAGCAAGGAATGGATTCCTATTCGTAGTTATCGCTTCGATGGCAATGCTAACTCAACTGCATTTACTAGCGGTCAGACTGTATCTATCTATGACTACATCCCTTCGGGACGCAGCGTTCAAGTTGTATATGCAACTGACCCAACTCCCTTTACTACTAATGCACAAGAATTTGCAACACAAACTGGTTTGCCAGAGTCTTGCAAAGACCTAATTATTCTTGGTGCTACCTATCGCTTGCTATCTAACCTTGACCCAGCACGTGCTTCAATGGTTAGCCCACAGGCAGATGAGACAGATTCCAAGCGTCCATACGGTTCATCTCAATCTCTTACTAAGCAAGTTTACGCTTTGTTTAATCAACGATTAAATGAAGAAGTTAAGAGTCAGCAAGAAAAATATCCTATCCGTGTCCACTACTCCCTTTGATAGGCAGATAAATGACAACTAGAAAATACTCGTCCAGAGCCCAGCAAACCACATTAAGTAGCAGCATCACCTCTAGTGATACAACTATGACAGTAGGTTCTGGTGCTAACCTTATGGGTGGTAAGACACCCGCAGTAGGTGAAACCTATACAGTTGTCATTGACCCTGATACGGCCCTTGAAGAAATTGTAGATGTCAGTAACTATGCATCAGGTAACACACTTAATATTGCCAGAGGTATTGATAACAGTTCTGTCGGTGTAGCCCACTCTGCTGGTGCCATTGTCCGACATATGGTTATTGGTCGTGACCTAACTGAATCTAACACACACATTGAAGCAACCACTGGACACGGTGCAACAGGTGCTGTAGTTGGTACAACTAACACACAGACTTTAACTAACAAGACTTTAACTGCTCCAGTTATTGCTGTTATCAGCAATACAGGCGCATTAACTCTACCTACATCTACTGACACTTTGGTAGGTAAGGCAACAACTGATACTCTTACTAATAAGACATTTGACACAGCAGGTACAGGTAACGTTCTAAAGATTAACGGAACTACTGTTAGCGGAACATCTGGTACTGGTTCAGTAGTCCTTGCGGTCTCACCTACTGTTACTGGTACAGCACTGGCTACTAACCTAACTGCCTCTGGTACTGTAACTGCAGCAGCATTTGTTGGTCCTTTAACTGGTAACGTAACTGGCAACCTAACAGGTAACGTAACTGGTAACGTATCAGGTAATGCTGGTACTGTAACTAACGGTGTCTATACAACTGACACAGGCACAGTAACTAGTACAATGCTTCTTGATGGCACAATTCTTAATGCTGACATTAATGCATCCGCAGCCATTGACAAGACTAAGATTTCAGGCACAGCAATTACTGCTGGAGATACTGGAACTGTTACTTCAACAATGATTCTAGACGGAACTATTCTTAACGCAGATGTTAATGCCTCTGCTGCTATTGCTTATAGCAAGTTAAACCTTAACGGAACTATTACCTCTGCTGATATTGTAGACGGAACTATCGTTGCTGGAGATATTGCTAACGCAACTATTACTGCAGCCAAGATGGTTACAGACCCATACGCTAGGGCTAACCATACTGGTACTCAACTAGCAGCAACTGTCTCAGACTTTGACACACAGGTACGCACATCTCGCTTAGACCAGATGGCTATACCAACTGCTACTGTGTCAGTAAACAGTCAGAAGATTACAAACCTTGATACACCAACTGCATCAGCAGATGCAGCAAATAAAGGTTATGTAGATACACAGATTACTAACCTTGTTAATGGTGCTCCTGGTATCCTTGATACCTTAGGTGAGATAGCAACTCAGATTCAATCTGGTGGAACATTCTACGATTCCCTAGTACTCAAGTCTGGTAGCACAATGACAGGTGCTCTTACCTTGTCAGGTGCTCCAACTGTAGACCTACACGCTGCAACTAAACTCTATGTTGATGGTGTTGCTGGTTCTGCAACTGCTGCTGCAGCCTCTGCTGCCGCTGCTGCTGCTTCATATGATTCATTTGATGATAGATACCTAGGTGCATTTGCAACTGCTCCTACAGTAGACAATGATGGAAACACTCTTCAAACAGGTGCTTTATATTGGAACTCTGTACAGGCTATAATGCTTGCTTGGTCAGGTACTGCGTGGAGTTCTATCTCTTCATCTGCTGAAATCTATCGCTACAAGTTTATTGCTACTGGTGGAGAAACATCTGTATCAGGTGCTGATGCATCTTCTCAAACACTTGCATACATTGCTGGCAAAGAGCAGGTATACCTAAACGGTGTACTTCTTGTTCGTGGTACAGATTACACAGCAACTAACGGCACGAGCATTACAGCCCTAGCAGCACTTGTAGTCTCTGATGTGTTAGAGGTTATTACCTTTACCGCACTAAGCGTAGTAACTGACATACCTCAATCTGTAGTAGATGCTAAGGGTGACCTAGTTGTAGGTACTGCTGCTGACACAGTGGGTAGACTCGGCGTTGGAACTAACGGACAGTATCTACAGGCTGACTCAAGCGCAGGTACAGGATTAGTCTGGGCAACAGTATCAGGTTACTCAGCACCAACTATTGGTTCTACAGTAATCAACTCAGGTGCAACAGTAACAACAATTGCTGGTCTAACTCTAACCGCACCAGTTATTGGTGCTGCTACAGGTACAAGTCTTGCACTTACTGGAGATTTAACATCAACACTTGCTGGTGCATTTTCATCACTTAAAGATTTTCAAACACTAAGCCTTATGGGCGCACTCTAAACGAAAGGTAGTAACTAATGGCTACAACAACTAAGGCTCTGGTAAGAGCAGCAGCAGGAACATCAACGGCTACACTGTATACAGTGCCAGCCTCTACAACTACAGTAGTAACTAATATCGTAGTAACTAACTCAGCAGCAACTTCTGCTACGTTTACTCTTACGCTTAACAGCGTTGATATATTTACTACAAGTGCAATTGCCGCTAACTCGACAGCAATGTTTGACTTAAAACAGGTAATGGCAACAACTCAAATTATTGCTGGCTTTGCCAGCGCAGTAACAGTTAAGTTTCATATTAGCGGAGTGGAGATTTCCTAATGGCATCAACAGTATTCCCTGCCGCTAGTGCAGGCATATCTCAAAAGGTTCAAGAATTTACAGCAACTGGAACATTCGCAACTCCTTCTAACGTAACTACCGTAGAAATATTTCTTGTTGCAGGCGGCGGTGGCGGCGGTGGCTCTGGCGGTTCTGGTTCAGGTGGTGGTGGAGGTGGCGGTGGTGTCGTTGAAAAACCAATTACTGTAACTCCTGGTACTTCTTATACAGTAACTATTGGCGCTGGTGGTGGTGGTGCTTCTGCTGGTAATAATCCTGGTACCGTTGGTTCTAATACCACTTTTGGTGCACTTGCTACTGCTAATGGCGGTGGTGCTGGTGGCTCAAGTGGTTATCCTGGTGGTACTGGTGGCTCTGGCGGAGGAGCCCAAGAAGGTGCTGGTGGTGGTGCTGGCGGTAGTGCCATTGGTACAAATAGTACTTATGGCGCTGGCAAGGGTACTCAAGGTGGTGCTGGTGGATATGGACCTCAAGGAGCAGCAGGAGTTGGTGTAAAAGGATATGGCGGAGGCGGTAGTGGTCCTGGTAGTTATGAAAACGGCGGCGCTAGTGGTGGTGGTGGAACGCTTAGCAGTGGTGTTGGTGGTGCTGGTACTGCAAACACTGGCAGTGGCGGTGGTGCTGCCAATGGTGGAACTAGGGCTGGTGGCGCAGGTGGTTCAGGTTACGCACGAGTTATTTATTGGAGTTAATTATGGAACAACATTACGTATTTCTTAAAGACAATCGTGTTATGCAGGTAGCAGTATTTGCTTCACAAGATGAAGCACTTGCTGATGCAGTTGCACAAGAACACGGATATGACGATGCAGTATGGGTAGGAACAGATTTTCCTGCTATGTACTCAACCTATGATGGAACAACATTTACTGCACCAATTTATGAGTATTTAGTTTCTATTGGAGTTATGAGTCCACGTATAGAGGAGCCAACTGAATGACTAAAGCCCGTGACCTAGCCAATGCTTCAACAGCATTATCGGCCGTATCAGCAACTGAACTGGCATTTGTAGATGGTGTTACCTCTGCTATTCAGACTCAGTTAGATGCTAAGACTGCAAAGTCTACTCTTACAACTACAGGTGATATTTACTATGCATCTGCTGCTAATACTCCTGCTCGTTTAGGTATTGGCACTACTGGTCAGGTGCTAAATGTGTCTGGTGGTTTACCTGCGTGGGCTACGGCTTCAGCAGTACCAACAGTTAACTGGGTGCGACTAACCTCAGGTACCTCTTGGTCAGTACCTGCAACAATTAAATCCGCAACCATTTGGACTATTGCAGGTGGCGGCGGTGGCGGCTCAGGTCGCGGTGATGGTAACAAGTATCCTGGCGGTGGAGGTGGTGCTGGAGGATTGCAAATGGGAACATTTGATTTATCATCCGTTGCTGGTTCCACAATTGCTTACGCTATTGGCGCAGGTGGTGCTGGTGGCGCACAAAACACAGGTTCAGGTAATACTGGAACTAATGGTGGGAACACAACATTTGGAACATCTGGACAAGCCTGGTATTTATCAGCCACAGGCGGTGGCGGTGGCAATGGTGGTAATTCTGGCGCTGGTTCAAATGGTGGGTGTGGCGGCGGAAACGCTGGAACAAACGTTGGTCTTGGGGCTGGCGGCGGCGGTGGCGGTCTTAGCAGTGGGGGCGGAAGTGCTACACCATATCCGTCAACTGGCGGCGGCGGAAGTCCTGGCTGGGGTTCTCAAGGAAATGAAGGTGGTCTAGGAAGTCGTGGAGACCAATCTCAATATTCAGGTAAGCCAGGTTCAGGAATAGTAATTAATAATTATTTTGTTGGTGGTGGCGGTTTTGGTGGTACATCACTTGGAAACAACTACACGGCAGACACGGCTTTTGGTGCTAAGGCGTGCAATCCACAAGGAACACCAACCGCGGCAACTGCTAACACAGGAACAGGTGGCGCAGGTGGTTGTAATGAAACTGCTGTCAACACAGGCTGGGCAGGCGGCACGGGTGGTTCGGGCGTTATCTTTATTCAATACCTAAGTTAAGGAGAAAAAATGTCAGAATTACATTATGCGTTGTTGAAAGATAATCGCGTTATGAATATTATTGTTGTTGAAAAACAAGATGATAATAAAATACAATCATTTTGCAATGCTATGGGTTATGATGAGTTTATTTATCTTGCTGATAATCAACCTATGCCTATGCACTCACTCCGTGTAAACGGTGAGTATGTGCTTGCTGACTATGATTACTTAAAGTCTATTGGCTTAAGCACTAGAAATAATGAAGAACAGGCTGCTTATTGGGCAGCAATACAAGCATAAATAATGTGTTACCAGTGTGGTAGTTGCTCTCATCAGCCTACCCGCACAATAGATGATGCTATAGATGAAACAGATTTACTACCGTATTAAGGAGCAATAGTGGCAACGAGAGATATAACCGAAGGTAGAGGCTCTGCAACTGCCAGCATTGGTCGTGCTATTGCTGTTGACTTAGGTATTGTTTCATCTAGTTCTACTTGGCAAAACACTAATGAGTCATATGATGTGGCAGTAGGTGGACTTCCATTCTTCTACGCTATCAGTGATGCTCGTCCATACATCCGCCAGACTGCACCGTTTCGTAAGGAACAGTCAGACATTGGCGCAGAACCAGGTGAGCAGTCGCTTACTGGTTTCTGGCTAAGAAGTCAGTCTTCTTTCCACAATGGCACAGGCATTAAGTTCTATGACCCATCTGCAGGTGAGACAGTTAACTATCGTTTTGCTGACTCAGACAATGTAGATGTGTGGACTAAAGGACAAGTAACTCTGCTCAAAGAAACAGCCAATATGACTGGTGTTACTACTGGTGTATACAAGGTGCTATCTATTGTTGATGGCTCTACTAATAAGATACTTGGTTGGACACCAGCAAATACAACTATTAAAAATTATACTGCTGATGGTACTGCAGTTACATATAGCCACGTAGTTACTGCTGGATTAGATACTGCCACACTTGCTATTGCAACTGATGGCGCACACTTGTTTGTTGCTGACAATGACCATATTTATACAGGTGAGATTGATACACCTACATCTGGATACACAGAGTATTACAATACTGGCAGTGAAAAAGTAGTATTGGCTTGGGTTAAACAACGTCTTGTTGCAGGTATTGGTGCATCTATTTATGAGTTAACTAATGCTAAAGGTTCTTCTCACGCTTTACCGACTGCTACATACACACATCCTAATGCTGACTGGACTTGGTCATCTATCTCTGAAGGTGGCTCTGCTATCTATGCCGCTGGTTACCTTGGCGGTAACTCTGCTATCTACAAGTTTGTTCTATCTACTGCTGGTGTTATGCCTACCCTGACATCAGGGATTGTAGCAGCGCAACTACCAATTGGGGAGATAGTTCTTAAGATTGAGTCTTACCTTGGTTACTTAATGATTGGTACCAATAAGGGTATGCGTGTGGCTAGTATCTCAGATACAACTGGTGACTTGTCCTATGGTCCGTTGATATTTGAAGACACTAATGGTGTCTATGACTTTGCATTCCGTGATAAGTATGTCTGGGCAACTGGTACAATTGGGACATCTCCTGGACTCTATCGCATTGACTTAGGCACAGAGATTGAATCTTTACGCTTTGCCTATGCTAAGGATACCTACCTCAGTACTGCTACTGGATACGCAACTAGCGTAGACTTTATAGGTAACACCAACCAACTAGCCTTTACTACATCAGGCAGCAACGGCATAGCCGTTCAGTCAACTACAGTCTTAGCAACATCTGGCTCTATAAGTACAGGTAAAATTAGATTCTCTACTCTAGAACCTAAAAACTACAAGCGTCTTATTGGACGCGGGACATTTACATCTGGTGACTTTACACTGTCATCTCTTGCTACAGAGGCTAGTGGTACTGAGACACAGTATGACCACATTACCTACAATGTAGGTGTAGATGCAGTAGAAGTAACTACATCTCAGCCTGAGACAGCGCAAGAGTTTCTTGCATATAAGTTTACACTGAGCCGTGATACAACAGATACAACCACTGGTCCTACCTTTAAGGGCTACCAAGCCAAGGCAACCATTGCATCTCCCCGCAATAGAGTTATTCGTTTTCCTGTCTACTGTTTTGATATTGAAACAGATAGGTTTAATACTGTAGTTGGGTTTGAAGGCAGAGCCTTTGAGCGTATCCAATTACTAGAAGAGATTGAAAAGACAGGCGATGTTCTGACTTGGCAAGACTTGACAACAGGAGAATCACGACAGGCAGTAATTGAACAAGTTACATTCACCCGTATGACACCGCCCGATAAACGCTTTGATGGTTTTGGTGGCATCATAGAGATAACCGTAAGGACCGTATAATGGAATTGAAAGACTATCTAACAGTGGCAGTTGCCGTCATAGCAATCTTCTCAGCATTTGCTGGTGGCATTAGATGGATGGTCAAACATTATCTCAACGAGTTAAAGCCTAACGGTGGCAGTTCAATGAAGGATTCTATGGCTCGAATGGAAGCACGCATTGATGACCTATACAAATTGGTAGCAGGTAAGTAATGGGATTCATTGTACCTGAACCAATGTGGGACCCAGTAACTCCTGACATAGACCCTACTGATTGGGAAGACGAAGACGATGAGTAAAGCAACACCCGCTGCTATAGCAGTATTGCGTCAGGCAACAGCCTTGCGCCCTAAGCGCAAGAAGGCAAGCGATGGGCTACTACCATCAGCAGCGCATATGAAACAGAGTCCAACATCTGACCACAACACAGGGTTGGCTGTTGATTTAACTCACGACCCAGAAAGTGGGGTTGACTGTAGTGACATATTTGAAAAACTTAAAGAAGACAAACGAGTTAAGTACCTTATTTTCAATAAGAAGATTTGGTCGAAGGACAAGGCTCGTCTTGGAAATCGCCCTTATACTGGTAGCAACTCGCACACAAAGCACCTTCACATTTCTATTAACGATGGTCATGGTGACGATACTAGTCCTTGGTTCTGGTGGATGAATACACCTAAGACTGTTAATCAAATCGT